ACACTAAATTCACCTCTTTGGATATCACCTATGACACTGCCAATGCCATCAACGATACCGCCTGGTCCAAATATACTTGTTGTACCACCGCCTAGCACTGATAGTGGAGAAGGTTCTAAGTCATAGTGTATAGTTGCAAATCCAGGTATTCTAGATTTGTTTACTATGCCAGCTGAATACAATACTGTTTCATAGAACACTTGCATACTATTTTGCATTATGCCTTGCCCGTCAGTTTGATCTAGGTTATCGTGTGACCATGAACCAATTACAGGATTCACCAACATAAAAGATGTAAATCTTTGTTTGTGTAATGCAAAAAGTTCTATAGATCTTAGAAAAGGTTTTTTTCTTTGTTGTGCATTATCCATACCATATTGTGTAACTCCCGGATTAGTATCGTACATATTATCTTTTGTGTTAAAGCCTGCCACACTTGGATTTAAAGTTATTGAATCAGAAATTGTATATTCATAATACGCTTTCCAAAAAGCGTTCACTGTGTCAGCATGATCATCATGGAATGTAATGTTTACAGGTTCATATCCTATACGTGTTTGTATATAAGTTTTTTTATTGTACTGCTGTTTTTCTTCCATATTCATATTGAACCTTGGTAGGTCAGCATTTTTTACTAACATATTCAATTCAATTTTTTCGTTTGTAGTAAATTTACGAATTGGAATTGAATCGTCAATGTTAAAATTAACATGAAATAAGAATTTTTGTTTTGGTAAAAGTTTAAAATTATCGTCTAGATAAAGTCTTGATGCATGACGATAGTCTTTCATTCCAGGAAGACCATTTGAAAATGCTTGTAAAAAATTGTTGATACTTGGCATAACAATATTTATGGCCATAAAAAAAGCGCCGTTAAAGGCGCCCTTTTTACTTTATAAATGCTTATTTGTATTAGATACCACCGCCTGTAGCTAGTGTGCTTACAGTTCTTGTAACTGCTGTACCAATTCCTGTTCCTTGTGGAGTTTGGATAGCATTGTCGTATCTTAAGTTCATAGTAATTGTAACTGGATCTGATGTTGCATAAGCTAGTGTATTGTAGTTCACTGACTCAATAAATGCACCATATAATTCAAATGTTTCTAATACATTTGGAGTTGATGCTCCGTTACCACCATCAAGAATTTCAATTCTTGAAGTAAATTTGTAATCAATACCTGATGCGGCACTTGCCTGTTCAAAGAAATCAAATTGTTTCTGTACTTGTTCGCCAACCAGTTTAGTAACTGCATTGTTTACATCATCTCTGACTGTAATTGTAATTGGATCCCAAGTGTGTTTACCTGCAACATATACTCTTGAGTTATAAACGTCTAATGTTACGTTATCAAAAGTTAAATTTGGTCTTGAACAGTCAACAACTTGTTTTGTAAGTTCTGATCTTGGAGTAGATACGCCAAAATTTTCTAATACAACTCTAAAACGGTATTGTAATTTTGGCATCAACAAGCCTTGTGATGCTGAACTTTGATCGTTTGCTAAAGGTACTGTAAATTTTGATAATGTTGATATTGCCATGTTGTTCTCCTATTTATCGAAAATTAGTTCCCTAATTTTGCAATTTCTCCTGTGTTTTTAATTCTTAATGGTATGTATATAAATTCAACTGATTTAACTGGTTCAATTGCTATATCAACATACAATTCGTTTCTGTCTATTCTAGTAGGCGTGTTGTTTGTGTCATCACATACTACCAAGAAGTCAAACAATGCTCTTTGACCAACAAGTTCTAACAAGAATGATTCAATTGCTTGTTTGATTTCATTTCTTGTTAATTCATCATTTGGTTCAAATATAAATGGTTTCGCAATAGCGTCCAATTGTGTTCTTAGGTACACTGTTAATCTCGAAACGTTAATTCTATCTAAAGAAGAAGTTGAACTTGTAGCAACTTTTGTTAAGTTACCAAAGTTTACAATACCTGCTCCTGAGAAGAAAGTTATTGGATTAACTTTTGCTGTGTGTAAAGAATCTCTTACTGATTCTGTTAATGATACTGATGTAAATTCACCTGTTGTTGCACTAATAAATCCTACTCCAGTAGCATTGTCAACAATACCTCTTCTAGTTCCTGCTGGTGCAAACCATGGGAACCCTATGTTATCGTTGTTTGCTAATGTTCTTAAAATCATGTGTGCTGGTGGAACAATTATTGTGCTACCTGTGTTGTCAGTAGTTTGTCCAGATGGATAAAATACGCCTAGGTATTCACTTGCTGAGACTAAACCGTCTTCACCGTCGCTTGTTGCTCCAGCTGTGTTGTTTGCCCAGTTGCTCACTGATGTTGATGTACCTGCCAGTCTAAGTGGTGTGTCGCCTACTACAAACGCTGTGTTATTTCTGTCTGTATTAAGAGCAATCATGTTAGATATCACTTCAGGATAACCTGGACAAGCAATTACATTGAATCCTCTTTGATCTTCTCTTATTGCTTGGTTTGTATCTATTTCTGATTTAATTTGGTCTACTACTACTTGTCTCTGTGCTTTTCTTCCAAAAGTACCTGCACCGTTTGCCTTGTTTGCTGATTTAGTTACCCATCTGTCTGGATAATAACTAGCAACAGATTCATTTGAGAATCTTACGTTACCTAAGCCTGTTGAACCTGAACTTGGGTAAGTTGTTGTAGTAATGTAGTTGTTTCTGTATTCTTTAACATTGTATCCTGATCTTCTTGTGTTGTATAACAAGATTGATTTTGGATATAAATCTGGGTTTGGCGCATCTGGATCTAAAAAGCCATCGCTTAAAAGGTCTTTAATAGAAGAGCCTGTGCCTGCACCAGTTTGGTTTCCTGGTTTAGCATCAGCTTCAGTGTGCCATCTTGCATCAGCAAAAACAATACCGTCTTCTGTTGTTTGGTCTGATGAGTCAACTAATTCCCAAGCGGCACCTGTTGTTGTAACAGTTGTTCCGTTTGCTGTGTTAGTTGAACTTAAAGTTGCAGATGTATTGTATCTGTAAATGTTTGGATAGTTTTCTAAATCTGAAGTATCAATCCATAAGTCATTGTTAGCCAAAGCTGTACCATCTGATTGTGTAGTTGGTTCAGTAGCACTAAATTGTGGACCATTTGGATCAGTTGAACTGTAAGTTGTTAAGTATCCTGTCCAAGTTGTTCCATTGTGTACCATTATGTCAGCATCTAAGTTTGTGTTGTACCAAATAGATCCATTTACTGGTTCATCAGTTGGTGCTCCTAAACTTGCTGTGTATGATAATCTTTTAAAGTTTGAAAAGACAATCGTTGCAGGTAAAGCCGTTGAATCTTCTGTTGCACCTGCTGGCACATCGTATAAGTTGTCAAGTAGTGTTGAACTGTTTGCTGTGTAAGTTCCATATGAATGAGCAGTTGAGGCACTGAAGCCTGCTGTTGCTAATGGAGTATTAGTTACATCATAAGCTCTTATCTCACCACCTAATGCGTGTTTAATTTGAATTGCACCTTTGAACTCTCCACTTGCTACTACTGAAGCTTCAACGTTTGTAAAACCAGCATTTGATATTGCCGCTACAAAGTCTTCTGCGTCAGCTATTGTTGATCCGTCTAAGTTTGATACTGTTACAGTTTTACTTGAAAGAGCCGCTTGTCCTTTGATTGACTCTGCCATTACAAATGTACCTTGTAAACCAGATGCAACTGTTTTTGAAGTAACAACTGTTTCACCGCCTTCGTATCTAAAAAATTGGAAATCTCCAACAGGTAAAGTTATGTCTGTGTCGTTTACAGCTGTCTGTTCTGTAACGTTAAATTGTGCGTAAAGTGTTCCTGAACTTATTGCCGTTCCACCGTTGCTTGGATCTAAATTAAAGATAGCTGTGTGGTTGTTAGCATAAAGTGGTGAACTTACAGTACTAAATGTATCTGAACTTGCACTGTAAAGTTTAGCTACTAGATCAGCACCTGAATTTGGATTTGTAGTTTTAAACCAAACTGAACCTGTGGGTCTGTTGTCTTCAGCTGTTTTCCAAGTTGGTCTACTAGAGTGTGCCGCTTGTTCAAAAGATGCACCTTTGTAAGTTCCTGCTGTGATACCAGTTGTGGTTAAAATTGTACCTGTACCAGCTTCAATATCTATTGTGTTAGCACCGCCTACTGAATCACCGTAGTTTGTACCGTTGTGATAAATTTCAACTTTTCCTGAAACTGCATCTACTGCCGCTGTAACACCTGGAATTTTTGCATTGTTAATTGATGTTATCAAAGAAGCAAAAGTTGTACCATCTAAAGTTACTGTTACACCATTAATAATAATAGTGTGTGCGTTTGTTAAAGTACCTGACGTTGCAGTTCCTTCAATTGTTGGATGACTAATGTGCCAGTCAGTTGATCCTACTTGTACCCAACTGTTTCCATCGTTTTTATAAAAAATTGGATTTGTTACTGATGTAGTATTAATTACGTAATCACCTTTTGATCCAAAATTAGGTTTTGGGTTTCCTGTACTTGAGTTTCCAACTAGGTCGTTAGTTGAAGTAATCAATTTAGGAGTAATTGTTGTAAATGCTTGATTAGTTGCTGACCATTCAAATATACCGTAAGCTGAACTGGTCAAGTCAAACCAGTATGTACCATCTACTGGAGATGATGTTGGTGCTGAAGTTGAACCAATTAGTTCTGAAGTGTTTACATTTACTCTTAAAATAAATGCTTTGTTGGCTACTCCAAGGAATGAGTAGGCCGCTTGTAAACCGTATTCGTTTAATTCGTAACCATTTAATGAACCGCCTGATGCATCCGTATAAAATTTAGGATCACCAAATGTTTCTGTTAATTCTCTTTGTGAGCTTATT